CCACCACTGTCGTGGATTCGGAGGACACCGTATATTCTTATGCGGGTGAGTCCATTTAGGAGGGTGTATGTATCACCTGAAATCCCATCTTAGGCAGCTAGGTATGGATGAGGTACAAGTAGGTAGAATCAATCAGTTGGTGAAAAAGTGGATCCGTTGTAACGGGAGACAGTGGGTTGTTGACCGTTTCAAAATGCTGAAGATTTGGTACGTCAATCGTTTGGCAGGCCAGGAGACTCCATTACCCTTCGTTGCAATGAAGGGTGGAATCCCGGCTGGACCCGTCCGGGCAATCTTTGGTCTTAAAAAACCAAAGAAAGTTCTTGACGCGCTTATGTTGTATACTGCGCTTAAAGAACCAAAACTTACCCGGAAGCAGTGGCTTAAATTTTATAATTCAGCCACTTTACCAGCTTTACCAAGGCTCCCTCATATACCTTTCTTGAAAGAGGCAGCTTTGGAGATTAGTCAATCGTGCCCCAGAACCTTTCCCGAGTTTTTAACTTATCGGGAATATCCATTTACTGGACTTAAAAGGGTTCCTGGGATCAATTGTAAATCTAAATTTAACACGATTGAAAGATTGATCGACGATTTTCGTTGTAGTGGCATCATTGATCTCTTGGATGTGCATGCCTTCGAATATGTTTTGTCAGGGGTATTAGATGATTTGTATATCCCTTTACAACAAAGCATAGACGATGACAATCTGGTGCATGATGAATGTATCGGAAAAATTTCATGCCTTCAAGAGAGGGGTTGTAAAGCACGGATTATCGCTAATCCAAAGCTAACGGTTCAGTTAGCTTGCTTACCTCTTGGGAAGTTTTTGTTTCAAACTCTCAAGAGGTTACCCTGGGATTGCACTCACGACCAGTCTTCTGGCGTTGCTTTTTGTAAACGGCATCGCAAGAGGAAAATGTGGTGTGTAGATCTATCGGACGCATCGAACAGTATAGACTTGCAGATGATTTTGCGAGTTCTTCAATGGTTACCTATACCAGCTGTTCACTTGGAATGCTTCAAAGTGATATCTCGTGGAAAGTGGAATACATGGGCTGTCAGAACAAGTAGGCAACATAAACGAAGCCGAAAGAATTCTGAAACAACCAGAAATTCTCCTGACCCGCTTATCTTTACCAGGGGACAACCCTTGGGTGTCTTTCCAAGTTTTCCCGCCTTTGCTTTATTGCATGGCGCATTGTTGCGTTCTATCGAGATTCGGTACCAGTTAACGGATACTTTCCGTATCGTTGGAGATGATGTAGTAATTTCCAATGGCCTGGTCTACTGGGAATACCGCCGGATCTTGACTGTATTATCTATACCGGTGTCTGAAACAAAGACAATGGTAGGGTTGAGGGCTTCCGAGTTTGTTGGAAACCTTGTTTTCCCAGCTTGGACTCATAGACCTAATAAGGTAATACATCCCACAAGTAAGAATAAATTGTTTAGGGCGATGAGGGAAGTTAGCGAAGAAAAGGATCTTTCAGATCCTACCCGACTTGTCGGGTACGCTCACCATATCCTTTCGCAGAGTAATTCTGCAGGGATCCCTCTCCGTACACGTGCTACCTTGCTTCGCTTCCTGAGTTCAGGAGTGGAGGATGATTTTATATCCTTTATTCCAACAAGGGATAAAGCCGCCTATAATAAACTTAAGTATCTTATCCTTCAGGGTAAGACTACTCAAGACGGTCTGCTCCTCCGCGAATCTTTGAGGACTTCAGTCAAAGCTATCCAGAATTTCTGGGAAAAGCATTGTCTGATGACCGACCCCCCGCATAAGGGGGTGTTGCCGATAGGTGCAAGGATAGCAAAGGTCTGTAATTTGGACCAGCTATCTTTGGGAAAGCATGTGCTCCGTTCTGGCGAATACGATGATTTGGATGGTTTTACCACCAAATTCGTATCAACCTACGCGGAAATGTGTCGCCCTTATAAATGGTACATACGGCTTTTCGTAAAAAATCAGATTCGCGATTTCGAAAAGAGTCGAAGTATCGTTGAGGTTGAAATTCTTACTCAGATGCTGCGCCTGCTTGAATCTCCAGATGTAAACTAGACCAAGTTGCCG